ATCCGTGAATATTTCCTACTTGTGCTCTAGCCACTTGAACTTCCTTTAGATAGTCTCCTGCCGGCGGCGTTTCTAACTGACCCATTAGCTATGCGAATAGCTTTCGCATCATCACCAGAACTTTTCAGAACACTGTTCGCAATAGCGGCAGCTCTGGCGGCTTTAGCGGGACTTAAACTCTTGTTGTGCTTTGATTTAAAACTTTGTGCTGTCCAAGGCATTCTATTGCTCCGGTGGTTTAGGAGCGGCTTGTGAAAGTCCTACTGTTTGTGGAGAACCTGGAGAACGACCTTGTAATGGACTACCCGGATTAGGACCGGATGGTTTGGGGGGAATATGCGGGGGCATATTTGGGGGACCACCCGGCCCTGCACCGGGCGGACCCATCATTCCAGGCATGGGGGAGAATAGCAAGCGATCAAGCATCATTCCCGAAGGATCTTGTAGGGCTTGATCCACAATCTCCTGTGGAAAACCCTTGTGAACAAGAACAAAAGCTTTATGATGCTTAACATGCTCTTCAAAAGCTTGTTGAAGCTCAGGAGGAAGCATCTCATAACTCTGACGCTTCCTATAATTGTCATGTTCAACAATATGTGACAGATGATCATCCCAAGTATTCACAGTTACTTGTAAATCACCTTGTGACATTTTCACGTTCTCACGCTGAGCTTGTCTGGCATTGATTTGTAGTTCTTCGTACATCTTGCCAGTCTCAGACATCTGTAGATAATGGAGAGCTTTATCAGGAGGGATCAAACCCATCTTGAAAAGCTCCATGATAAAGGATTGTTTCGCAGCTAGTGAACGGGGAGTAGCTGAGCCAGCCTGAACAGTATAATTCGTATTCGAGTTGAGGGAATTCTTGTCGAGTTGGAACATTTCAAATGCTCCATTCTCTCCGGCAACTTGAATTTGGCGCTGTGAATCCCAAAATTGTGTGACGTAAGAAAGCCAGTGTCGTGTAACCCTCTCGACTCCAGCCTCGATACTAGAAATTGACGATGCCAGTACGGAATCATCCTGTTCTTGCAAATAGGAAATAGCTGTAGCTGCGTGAACTCCTGCTGGAGTTCCCCCTTTAGAGATTGCATGTTGTGAGGAAATATCTTCCATATCCGAAGAGGTTCTGTTCAATTCTTCCAGAACATACTGAGGCATAGGGGTAAGAGCAAGGGGAGTAGGAGGTTGAAACCCAGGAGTATATTGAATAACAAGTCCTGGCTCTGAAGTGATCTTATTCGGGTCAACTGATCCTCTAGGAGCTAGCAATTGTGGCTTAGCCATACGGTTCTTAGCTTCAACTAGTTGTGATCGAGTTCTGTTGTATTCCTTCTGGAGAGGAATAAGGTCTACCATAGAAGAATCAGAGTAGAATCTTCCAGTTGGCATTAACTCGAACTTAGAAAGTGGATACTGACCATGCTGGTAAGGCCAGCCATCAATAACCTTGATAAGCTGATCCTGAGTGAAGATAACTACTCCACCATTCTTCAACATACTGCATGGCTTTAGCCACATTTCCTTAACGTACACTTGTGTCTTTACACTGGATTGCTTGATACCTAGTGCTGAGAGGTACTTATCCTCAACCATATCAGTACCACTAGAATCAGGCTTCACAGCCTTACCATACATACGCTCTACAGCATCAGGATTCTTCGCAGCAGCATGAATAACATGAGGCTGATTCTCTAGATCTTCTTCCTGAACATCTGGAACGAAAATATGGAAGGGAGACACACGATCACAGAATACATCACCCTTTTGGACAGCATCAAAACGAGCATTCTCGTCGTAACCATCTTTAATGAATCCTGTACCTACTAGACTCATCCAGAACACAGCACGACGAATGTGCTTCATTAGATTCTGTTCACGCCAAAAGAACTCAGAGAGATTATCACCCGCCTGAGCAGCAAGAATATCCTCGTCATCTGAGGATTGAGGAACAACAAAGCCCATAGGCATTTCTTTAGTGAGCTTTGCCATTTCCTTTCTTAGCATAACTCGGACCTTATTTGAAACAAGTCGAACTCGCCAAGGTGGAGCAGGAGGATCATACATACGAGCTACCATACCTTGACTAGCAATCCATTGAAGGTATTGCTTGCCAAAGTAGAAAGCAAGATTCATGTACCATTGATTCTCAAACTGCTGACGATACTCCTTATCCTTCCGAAAACACTCGTTAGCGTAGTCTAGGAGTTTCTTGTTACTTGACGAGCCTCGGATATTGGCGAGGCCCGTATTCGGCATTCCGTTATTCGGTTCCGAATAATCCGAGTTCGTTGAACTCGTGCCTAAGGTCGTCGCCACTTAAGACTTCTCCGATTCCTTGATTTTCAGCCATTGCCTTCCATCGACGAAGTTCTTCTTCGTCAGACATTCCTGCTACTACATCATCAAATTTTGAGTTTGTAGAAAGGTTCTGATTCATCTGAGTGTAACTCGTCCATTCCTTCGTCATCACTCGATTCATCAGACGTTCTCTCTCCAGAATCCAAGAGTTCTGTTGAGCTTGATGATCCTTCTGAATCTGCCTGATCGTCTGCCAACAAAGTGCTGACTGAATCAACAACACTATTGCTAGACTGATCATTGGAACTAACCACGGGTTCATTTGCCACCACTAGATTCTCTATGGCTTCTCTAAGAGCTTCGTTCTTAACTTCAAGACGATGATTAGCAGTAATCAGTCTGTCATTCTGTTCTTTCAACGCTTCAGCAGCACGCTCAGAAAGCATCCCTAGCAACATAGCTACCGACTCCGTACATTGATGACAAGTATATAGAGCACCGTAGAACTCTATGCTAACTCCCCAATCAATGTACGGAGACTTATCACCACTCCCACAAAAATAGCAAGCCCCTGGGAGAGCTATAGGATTCTGTACAAGCTCAAACATCAGGAACTAGAAGAAGCAGTAGACTTCGTGGTCTTAGCAGCAGGCTTCGTATTGTTTTCAGTTTCAGCCTCTTTATCTTCCTTTTCTTCCTTATCAGCAGCAGCACCCTCGGCTGTAAGTTCCGCTTCTTCTTCTGCTCTCACAGCTACTTCATTAAAGGTCAGAACTTCCTCTGGACCCTCTTCCTGAGCAGCCAAACGAGCATCATCTTCCACAACGGGAAGTGCTGTAGGCTGTTGAGTTACAACAACCAATTCTACCCAATCATTTCCTTCACCAGAGAAAGGAGAACCAGCAACTCCAGCTTCACCCTGGGCTGAACGCAACTTAACTTGTGTCACAAGTCGAGGGTCCACGTCCATTTCGTGAACATTCTCTCCGTTTACCTTGATGTTGAAAGCCACTTAGTAATCCTCTCCTAAGTTGTAATCCACGTATTTCTGACCCATCCTAACCAATTCTTTATCTGTATATGGTTTAGTTGGATCAACTACATCTGTAACTCCCAAGGGGAGTGTAGACAGGTCTGGAACCGCAGTTCCGTCGTCTGCCTCTGGTCGTGACGCTATCAGATAACGCAAGGCGTCACAAGCATGATCGTCTTTCTTGACAGGTTCTTCTTTGAAGTTGCGATCATAATTCATCTTTTTGTGAGCCCACTTGCCCCAACGGTACTTCCTGAGTTCCCAAATCAAACGTTCACAATTTCTAGTGATGAACAACTCAGGTTTACCAAGAGCTAGATCAGTTCCAAGTAGCTTAGACTTAATACGAGTAAGACCAGCAGAGATGTCATTATTACCGCAGATAACAGGAATTCCGTTGTAGATGTATTCGAGCTGGACCGAAGTTCCTGTGATAGGATCAGTATTCCTAATAGAAGGATCGCCCACCCTATAAGATGGCTCGCCGTATATCTCATCCATTTCCTTGACTACTTTAGCATGATAGGCTACAATTCGTCCGGCTTGATAATGCTCATCTAGAATGATAATTCGGCCATCCCTATCTACACAAGCAAACAACCATGCTGTAGGATTCCGAATACCATGATCCATTCCATCAAATCTCATCCATCCCGGTGGAGTAGAAATAGGGTCAATTACATGGATTTGGGGATCGAACTCAGGATATACCAAACCACCAACAGAAACATATCGACCATGCTGGCGAGCATCCAAATCTTCCTGTGAAAGACCACTGAGCGCAAGCTTTTTTCCTTCTTCTGTCAAATATGGGTTATCATCCATATCAACTTCTACAACAAGTAGATATGGGTCTAATCCAAATTGAGCATAAACATCATCGTAAGTCCACGTCATACCTTCTACAGGAGTCATGGTAATCCACCAATGTCCTGCGGTATCCAGTAGTCTTAAGCTACATTCTGTAAAGATATCCTTTGGAGGTTCCTCGTCGTACCAAATCCAATGGCGTGAAGTCCCAGCGAATTTCTCTAGATCCTGCTCGTAAGTAAGGATCTCACAATACGATCCGTTGGCAAACGAAAGGGTACGAAGTTCCTTATCGTAAGAATCCTCCCACGACCCATTGACCAAATATGATTTCGGGATCAGGTTAGATAGCATCGGAAGAATGATCTTATTTAGTCCCTGAATTATATCAACTGTGACCACTCTACCAAACGTGGGCGGCTCCCAGGGTAGCCTCTTATATGGGTGCTGTCCCTGCATGTACCACACGGCCTCGGCGGCTCCCGACGTCGTCTTGCCAGAACGGTTACCTCCGACAAATTGTTTCTTCGGAGCTACGCTTTCGTGAAAACTCCGCTGCTTCTCGTGTGGTTTGTACTGAAAAATGTTGGGAAATCTAGCCGCGTTTCTTAGCTGATCCGCCAAGACGTGAATGGCTTGACTATCAGTTTTAATTCTAGTTTGTTGTTTACGAGGCACGTCGAGGAAGCTCCAATTGCTCTACATCGTTAGCAATAGCCCTCAAAAGCTCGGGATCACGGACGTGTTTTCCAACAATTTCCACCAAACGATAGACAATAGTCTCGACATTTATGTTAATGTCCAGCCTCGGTGAATAAATTCCGCGCATTTCAAAGAACAGCTTCATAGCCGAAACATCGCCACGAACCACAGACTGAACCAAGGATTTATATGCTTCATGGTCCGAATTCTCAAATAATTGCTCAGTTCTCATTACCAAATACTTGTGAAACGCCGGATCACGCAGCCAAGTCTGGTACTGAGACATAGTTACGCCCAAAACATCTAGCTTCTGACGAAGGGATTTCTTATCCTCAACGTTCAAAAGCATGTTAACTAATAGCAGTTGAGTCGGAGTTAGA